TGTTGACTATGCCGCTCGAATAGCAAGTCCAATTCATCCAATCGGAAATGCTGTAATTAATGAAGTATCTAGCTCGTGGTTGGGAAATAGCAAATGGTCTGTTATTGCATATACATTTCTAGATGGGCCAGCTAAGGATTTGTCAGTCTATCTAGCTGAATATATTACAATTGGTAAAGGAATTCATCCAGGGATGACTGTAAATGCAAGCACCGTTCTTTGTGATTTTGTTCCCGGCACTAGTTTTGTGGGTACTGGAATTGAAATTGGATGGGCAGATAGAGGAACGTCTCATCCAAAGGCTTCATCGCAGTATGGAATACATGGTTATGCTACTGCTTATGGTGAAAATTTTTCACAGCTTTTAGCAAGTCTTAATCCGCGTAACGCAGGACGATATGAAGAAGGTTCTGGCCCTGGGCGTGTTCAGGGCAAACTCGAACCTTATTGGCCGGTGTGGTAAATGGCAATTGACGACGGAGAATGGACAAGCATCGCCAGAATGATTGGGCTGGAAACCGAAAAGCTTATTGGTCGGCGTCGAGACTATTTTATGATTGCTAAAGTAATTAAGTCAGACAAAATTAACAAACTTATATGGGTAAAGGAATTAGGCGATCAACCTATTCCTCTGGTGGCTTTTAACTATGATATTACATATTTTGATGAGTCTCCGCGCGGACAGTCAGGAGTAGGAGATTACAGAACATATAAAAAGAAAGGAAAGGCAAAAGTTATTTGCCCAAAGCGAGGAGAGAGAGTATTGATTGCTCGGGAGATGGGTTCAGATTTCTTGCCTCGTTGCTTAGGTGTAATCCAGAGCAAAAACTATGTTGTCGATTTGAGTGATGAATAATGCCCTGGGATAACTATAAAGCACAAAAAGTGTGTTGGGCATATGTGGCTGGATTTACTGATGGAGAAGGTTCTATAAGAGCGCAACTACAACGCGGGAATTTCAATTTTCAAATAACCCTTTATCAGCATGTAGATGCAGCTTGGGTACTTTATGAAATTCAAGATTTTTTGACTGAGCATGGCATTGAGTCTAAATTTTATGAGGCTAAACGACCCCTAGATAAGCGGCATCCTACTAAGGGTTATTATCTCAATATCCGAAAAACAGGTCATGTTTATTGCTTCTTGAAAGCAATTCAACCTTTTTCTATTGTAAAAGCTCCGACCATTAAACGAGTGCTAAAAATGATTGAAGAAAAGAAAGCAGCTAAGCCTAATCATCCAGCTTATCAGGGTTGGGGTGATTAAAATTCCCTGGGATTTACAAATATCTAAGTACCAAGATTTGCTTTTCAAGCCAAATCGAGATTGGCAAACTGTGGCTGGGCACAGATTACTCTCGCAGCGAATTTTTATTCGCTTGAAAGTTCATCGTGGCAGTTGGGTATTTGATGAGGATGGTTCGCTTGGGAGTCATCTTGATTTGGCTTTACAGGCTAATCAGATTAATGCGATTGATGAAATTCCATTGTTTGTTTCAGAGGCCTTAGAGCCAATGAATGAGGAAATTGACATTAACGATATTCGCGTTGAGGCTAGTGAGACAGACTCACGGGCACTCAATCTTGTTATTGAATATCGGCCTATTCTTTCTTCAGGCCTGGCTGATGTACCCATTCTAGAAAATGAATTTCTACGGACAATCATTCCTGTGACCTTGTAGGAGCGCCTATGCCGATCACCGATACAAGTTTGTTCAGAGGACGATTAGAAATTGTCAATTCAATGCTGGCCGCTTTACAATCTGCCGTACCTGAAGTTTATATGGGCGAGGATGGAGTAGTTCGTATTCTCTTTGAAGTCGAAGCAGCGCAGCTTGAAAATGCCTTTCTTGCTAATCAGCTTTTGTTGGAGGAGTTATTTCCTCAGACAGCTTCTCCGGGTGCGCTTGATCTTTATGGGCAGACCTATGGCTTGGATTTGAAGGTTGGAGAAAAAGCTATTGGAGAATTAACCTGGACAGGTGGCGGAGCAACTGATATTCCAATTGGCACAATTGCCGCTGCCAGTCTTGGAGCAGGGGCAGACTTAATTCAATTTTTGACGACTGAAGTAGGAACGATTCCTGATCCGGATGATCCTACTCCTCCTGACGCGGCAATCAATGCTGTAGCCGGAAACTTAAATGGAACCTATGAGTATGTCACTACATTTGTAAATACTAGTGGCGAAACTTTACCAAGTGAAGAATCAAACGCGGTGTCTCCTGTAAGTCAGAAAGTTGATGTTTCTAATATTGTTATAGGCGGAACAGGAGTTACTGCCCGAAGAATCTATAGACGAAAGAACGGAATTGGAAATTTCTCGCGTGTTACGACTATTAATGATAATACAACAACTACTTATTTGGATAATATTGCAGATGCGAGCGTTGGGGTTTCTGCTCCATTGGTAGATACCGCGCATAGCATTACTGTAAATGCTGAAGCTGAGCTTGTTGGAGAGGATAGTAATATTGCAGCGGGGCTTGCAACGCTGATTATCAATGCACCCTCTGGTGTTACAGATGTAATTAATAATAATTCATTTTTGGGTGGAGAAAATCCTGAATCATCACAAGAGTTTCGAGCACGACTTCTAGAGTTTCTCAGAAATCCAGAAACAGGTTCAAGCGCAGATTTGAAATTTTGGGCTGAAACAGTAGAGGGCGTAGAGCAAGCAACGGTCTTCAATAATGATAACGTTGGTACTCCCACTAACGGCCATGCCACTGTACGAATTGCTGGCCCCGGAGGAATAATTCCCGATGCTGATGTTATTGCCGAAGTTCAGAAAGTTTTAGATGCAGAGGCTTTGGCCAATATTACTATTCATGTGACTACCTTTACGCCTCTATTACAGGATGTAACTGTTGATGTTACTCCTGATACTGCTCATACGCTTGGAGATGTAACACCTTCGGTTGTAGATGCAATTTCAGATTACATTCTTTCACTAAGCGTAGGTGATACATTGAGAATTTCAGGAATCATTGATGCGGTCTTCGGCTTGAACGGAGTCTTAGACGTGGTACTGACTTCTCCTGTTGCTAACCAAACTTCTACAAATACTCAAAAATTTATTCCCGATGATATTACAGTGACGTAAGGGGAGCTTAATGACTGTACCAGTTTATTATCCTGAAGATTATGGGGCAATTGGAGATGGCGTAACGCCAGATCATGCTGCTATTAATACAGCAATTATTACTGCTGAAGCTGCTACTCCACGAGGAGGGATTGTACCGCTTCGACACAACTATTTAATCGGTGCTCCAATTGTAATTAAAAACGTTGTGCATTTGCTTGGGCCGGGAGCACCGCACTATACAAATGAAACAGGGCCAGGACTTGATGACGGTAATACAATAGCTCATACTGGACAAATTAAATGCCCGGTCGGTTATGCAAATCATATGCTAATTTCAACTAACAAAGGTGATTGGACAATTTCGGGTATTCGATTTTTGCAAGCTAATACGGTAAATGGAGATTACAATATTATTCGTATCAATGATACACAACGAATCAATATTGATCTTTGCACTATGCGGGTTAGTGAGAATATGGATGCAGTAAACCGTGCCGCAATTAAATTTCAAAATTCATATGGTTCAGAACAGATCAATATGACGCGCTGCCGTATTGAAGGTGGAGGTTGGTATTCAACCTGGACTAATGCAATTAGATTACAGCATTGCGAATTTGGCGGCGGTCGGTACGGATTTTATACCGAGAATAGTTCGTTGGTTGTTTTAGACGCCTGTCATTTTTATGAGCACAGCCTTAACGAAGTTTATATGCATTGGACAGGCAATATTTCAATTTCTAACTGCAACTTGGAACAAGCACATCAGCATGGCATATATTTAATTGCATGTTCTAAAGCTGGAATTGTCAATAACCAGATTCCTCAAAGCTATATTGCAAAGGATGCTGACAACACCTATGATGGTATTTTAATTGATAACGATTCACATGCAACTAGAGGTAATTCTCAGGCTATTACTATTGTTGGCAATCAAATTATAGACGCACAATCTATTCCACAGATGCGTTATGGTATCAATATCCTAAAAACCAATGTTACTAGACTTCAAGATCATATTGCTATCGGAAGTAATGTTATTTTGGGCGCTCAAGCAGATGAAATTGCTATTGCTGCCGGTGCTACTAATGCTCGCGCAGTTGGGAATCCAGGATTTACTGACGTGTAATGTCAACTATTTGGTTTACATTTGAGGAAGTAGCAGAAGAACCTTCTGCTTTTATTGCCCCTCTTGCAGTTCCTCCTCCAACTACAGAAGATGGTCAGCCAATACTTCCTATCGAAGGTAGTTTCACTGATGCAGAATCTAATTTCGTTGATGAGTCTCCTCCGGGTCTTTTTCCTGAGAACCAGGATTCAAATTGGGGTTATCGAAGAAAGATTTATTCTGATGTAATTCAAACACTCTATGAGCAGCTAAAACTTATTTACGCAGAACGATTTCCACAGACTTCTCAGGAATTCTTAGATGAATGGGAAATTACTGTAGGACTTCCTCCTAATCCATATACCAGAACATACGTTGAAGAAATACTTGCAGATACTCCTGCAATTTACCTACGCTTTGGGGAATTGTTAGGTGCAACTGCTCAGGATTCATCAGGTAACGTCCATAATGGAACGTACCATAATGGATTTGTACTTGGCGAAACAGGAGCTTTATTTGAAGACATAAGTACAAGTGTTCACTTAGATGGCGTAACCAATACAAATATTACTGTTCCTGACCATGTTGATCTTGACCTGGACGATGATTTTACAATTGAAGCTTGGGTTAAGCTAGATGGACTTCCTTCAGGGAGTAGTTACATTGTCGATAAGGGAACTAATGGATATGCATTACGTTTTCCTACAGCGGGTGATGGAACCTTCGCACTTAGAAAAAGTGGAGTCGCAGATATTACTGCTTCTGAACTGCCGATTCCTAATGATGGAGCTTTTCATCATGTAGTAGCTACAAAAATCGGCAGTACAGTTTCACTTTATTTAGATAACCAACTTGTTACAGGTACAGTTACAAACGCAACCATGATAGATACCGCTTCCGTTCTTACTGTTGGCTCATTGTTAAGCGGTTCGTCAGCGTTCAAAGGATGGCTACAAGAATTCGCGCTTTATGATTATGCACTTTCACCTAGCGCTGTTTTAAGACATTATCAATCAGGTCAGGGAGCAAAGCGATCTGCTCTTGCTAGACGACGTAATGCTGTCCTTAACAGACTCCGTAAAGGGCCATTTACACGACCACGTAGACAAGCTATTGTCGAGTCTTACATCAATGTTACATTTGGTCAGCCACTTGAATTAGTACCAGGAGGCATCCCCTTGGTGCCAGTTGGTCAACCGCTTTACAATGAGCTAGCTGATATTGCTTTTCTTTATAATATTGTCGAAGATATAGAAGATTTTAGTTATGATACTCGTATTTTAGCTAGTCTTGCAATTGATGTAGATGGATTGGATCGTGACCTGGCCCATTTTACACCGGCTGGACTTAATTTTACAGTTTCACTGGAAGGTTCTTCTCAGGGTTTGACGGTTCCATTTGTCCCACCGGCAGTACCGGCTCGTGGATTGTTCTTCTAGGGAGGGTCTATGGCATTTGCAAAACGATATGTAGCAGGGTTTACTGATAGCGATGTGGCAAAGCCTTGTGATGCTCAGGCGTTAAATGCATTTGAGGCAGCGTTACTAGCTTTGTATTCAATAAATCCTGCTGTAGATGATGTAGGAATTTGGGATGGAACAAAATTTGCACCTGGGAAACTTGCAAATGCTCAAATTTCACCTACCGCAGCTATTCCTTATTCAAAACTTGACTTAGCTCATTCATTAACAGATGACGAATTTGACGACGGAATATTGTCTGTTACTAAACTTGCGCCTGGAAGTGCAGGACAAATTTTAACAATAGTAGGTGGAGTAGCTACTTGGGCTGCTTCTTCTACTACGGCTGCAATTCCTACAGGTGCAGTTTTTTTTACAGCAGCGAGTACCCCTCCAACTGGATTCATTTTGACAGATGGGTCTGAAATTAGTCGTATAACTTATGCAGACCTTTTTACAGCAATTTCAACTACATACGGGGCTGGCAATGGAACAACAACTTTTAATGTTCCTGACTTACGTGGACGTGTAATTGCTGGTAAAGGTACTCATACTGATGTAGATGCGTTAAATAAAAATGATGGAAATACTGTAGGAAACCGTACACCTTCACATCGGCACAGCTATACTGCACCTAGTAATTTTGTTAAATCTTCTTATTCTGGCGGTGCTGAACCAGCAACTTCCGCTACTAATTATACTTCAGGCAATGCTTCCAATATTGATAAACCATCGTTTATTGTTCTCAACGGAATAATCAAGACCTAAAGGGGGTGAAATTTTGGCGCAAAGAACTAAAACGTTTGAGGCAACAGGCCAGCCCACTGAAGGTCGGCTCTATGCTGGCGATCTAAATGCAATTCAAGATCATTATGCCGTTCAATATGATTTTGCTCAGACAATTGGATTGGGCGCGCTTCATGTAGGTGATCCTGCATTACAGCTTCTCAAGTTTGGTGAGGGAGAATTTCGCTTAACAGGAGCGGCACATATAGATGGACTTGTAAATGCCTTGGGGGGATTAGTAGCGGGGGAAATGACTACGACACAACGTGATACTCTTCCTGCTGGAAAAGCCCCAAGCGGAATCATTATTTTTAATACAACGCTGAATATTTATCAGTGGAATTCAGGTACAGATGCCGGGCGAATTTGGGAAACGTTAGGACTTGGAACACACGCGGCTACGCATTTACCCGGCGGGACAGATGTTTTAAATTACCCACTCATTAATCTTCGTGGAACATTAGCTGCTCGTCCGGCTGCTAGCTCTACTAATAACGGTCTTTTGTATTTTGCTTATGATGACCAAGGTGGCACAATCTATCGCTCAACAGGAGCAGCTTGGGAAAAAGTGGGTGCTGCTGTAGCAGACTCAAATTTGGGCGCTCCTACAGGGAGTATCACAGCTTTTGGAGGCGGTTCTGCTCCGGGTGGATGGGTATTATGTAATGGAGCAAGCTACGATCACACAATGGCAACATACTCCCCATTATTTTCTGTAATTGCGTATAACTATGGTGGAGCTGGAAATAATTTTAATGTCCCTGATTTACGTGGTCGTATGCCAGTCGGGTTAGGAACAAACACAGATGTTGATACACTAAATAAGAATGAGGGTCAAGCGATAGGCAGTAGACGACCTAAGCACTTTCATTATGTCAATAATATTTTGAGAGCCGTTGGTAGCCCTTGGGCTATCGTTACTGGCGCAGGAGGGTGGAATCAGACAAATGCGGAAGCAGGGCCGTCTACAAATGCCCCCCAAGATGCCCCTGCCTACCTTGTAGTTAATTACATAATTAAACTCTAAGGAAAATGTATCCCCAAAATTTACTTCTTAAAGTGATTGGCGATTTGTATGTCAAGAACCAGTTACTTGCCGAACGTTTAGAAAAATTGACGGGTTTAAAAAATGAAGAGGAAGGGGCGGGGAATGCTAAAACTGAAAATCGACCTGAACATAGCTAGTGTTCAGAAAGACAATGTTCACGGTACGCATAAGAAAGAAGGCGTCGTTCTACATGAGACTGTATCGAGCAATTATAAA